TATTCGATTTTGTCGATTAGGTCGCTTATCTTGTTTACGATTTTCATTTTCACTTCGTACTGGTTCGGGGCATTGGAATCGTCCACCGCTCCGATGCAGTCGCAGAGGGTCGTTATGACCATCATTAGCGAATCCATCCGAGCCTGTACTTGGGCTTCGTCATCCTTAGCCTTCGAGTTCGCCAAGTTCCCGAAGTTTGTTCCTGCTCCAAGAAAGAGCCGACTTGCCACCCCAAAGGAGGTAACTGATGTAACCGCAGTCGCTGGTGTCATCAGCGTTGTCGTAGTAGGTTTCAGCACGGGACAGGTAGGAGTGCATCCGCTTGATGGTTTCGACCGAGATGGCTTCCCCGTTGGCAAGTTGCTGCGCCCGGACCTTACCCGTCTGCGTGGCACACTTGTTGCCGTTCCGCTCGTTGAGTTCTATCCCTCGCTTGGCATTGGCCCGAATCTCTTGACCGTAATCCGAATAAGACTCAAACTGCTGCCTCTTGTGATTCTCCCAAGTTGAGCCACAAACCGCCAATCGTTGAGCCGTATCCGGGAACTCTGCATTGGTTTGGTTATTGCTCATGCAGCGACCGATGAAGCCTTCTCTTGACTCGTTATTATTCGGGATTGGCAGGGGCATTCAGGGGGTAGGTTATGGTGTTTTGGTTGGACTCGGCAAACAAGTCCGCTTGTAGGTAAATGTATTGAAGGGCCGATTTTACGCAGTCTGCGCACCACCAATTTGTGGGCGGTCGTCCGTGAGCCGTGAGGATGGCCTGCAGTTCACCAACCGCATCGGGTGGCAGTCGCATCGTTAGGGATGCCACATATTGGTCCCAATACTTCCTGTGCTTTTGGGCCACGACGAACTGGTCGGTTGTCATTTGAAGGTCCATTCCCGAATGATAATTGCGGTGGCAGATGATGCAAGGCCAAGGATAGGAGCCAAGTACCATTGGCAGGTCGGCAAGGTCAGGAGGACTCCCAGCCAAAACCCGAAGCAGGTCATGCACGAAAACGGCTTCCGCTTCGCAAAGGGCAAAGCGTAGAACCATCCCGGCAGGACCCGGAACTCCACGACCGCAAGGGTCGCCAAGGCACTAATCAGGATGGGATAGACCAGTATATCCATTGGCTTCGATTGCGGTTTTGATTTTGGCTTTGGCCTGTTCTATGGAGTAGATGATGGACCTATAAGGGATGCCCGTTTCCCGGGACATCGCCTTCATGTTGCCGGTCTGCATCAGCAGGTTCAACAGTTCTTTGTCGTAGGGGAACGCCCCATCCTTCGCCCAAGAGTCCATCTCTTGCTGGGCAATAGCCCAAAGGTCGTCAAGCAGGGAATCGTAGTCCTTGCTTAGTTCTTGGGTTTCGGGATCTACTTCGACCCTCTCGTCGTGGTGACGGTACTTCTTGGCGAATTGATTGTTGTTGCCCCGGTACAGGTTCATTATCAAACGAACGATGTAGAATCGCAGGTATCCCTGCACCTGCATCTTGGTAATCTTGTCGGGGTCTTTTTCGAGCAGAATCAGGACGACCTCTTGTTCAAGGTCCTTCCAAAGCGGATTGCCCCCGGTGATGGTGAGGCAAGCCTTGCGGATTTCTCCGCTGCGATACAGGTCAAGGACGATGCTCTCTGCGTTCACTCACGCAAAGATGGAGGGGGTTCTTCCTAATGTTGCAAAAAATCTCTCGTCCTGTTAAGAACCTGTGTACGCAGAAACTTTATGTCGGGCCTTGCTCTCATGTTTATCGCAAGGATTTCGAGGTTGTGCATCACCGTTGCATGATTCCTCTTGATGATACGCCCGATTTGGCAGTAGGTGTACAGGTATTCCGAGTAGGCGATGTCAGCAAAGATGCTTCGAGCAAGGACCAGTTCTTGGGTCTTGACGTTGCTCAAGATGTCATCGGGGCTGACTCCGACAACCTCTGCCGTGTAGCCGAGTATGGTGCGTGAGATTAGGTCCATAGCTAAAACGGGTTTGGGGGTAGGGGCATCCAGTGGCTGACTTCGGATAGGAACCACGTTTGGTGTTCGTAGTACCAAAGGTCATCCCAAAGCCATGCAAAGGCTTGGTTCATGTCGATCGTGAAAATCAGGACGGGTTCACCGGGTTCCGGCATACGATCCAAGCATTTAATCCACTCCATGGTCAGGCGTTTTTGGCTTGAAGGATACGACCGAGCAGGGTCCAGTTGACGGACCAAGCCTTGATGGTTTCGGATTTGTCGGGGCGGTTGCAGTTGACGCAAGCCTTGCGGATATGCAGTTGCCAGCGTCGGAAATCGATTGGTGTGGTTTTCATGGGGTTGGGGTTTGGTTGGTAAGGTTATAGGCTGACGCTGGGGGAGGTTTTGTCAGCGTGTAGGCTGACGGATTTATCATTCATTATATGCCATGAGCGTGCTTATTGACCGATTTCTCATTCATTGTATCCGATTGCGTATTAAACGTGGGTTCGTGTTTCCGAATCCCAAATCTCGGTCCAATTGAAACTCTTCCAGTTATCCTTCCATATAGATTTAAACTTTTCTATGATTTTTGATTCAAAACTTTTGGCCTCTTCCAAGGTGTCAAAGTCCTCCTGAAAATCATGCATCCCTCCCTCAGGATAATAGGCATAACCTGCAAATACTAAGAATCGTTTCATAGGTTTAAGGTTTGGTTGGTTTTACAAATAAGCGAGTTACCTGCAAGCCTATGACATCTGCTCCGTTAAAATCTCTTTCAACTCTGCAAAATTTTCATTTGAGCAGTTGACAATAAACAATTCAAGCATAGACATTGGGTCTGTAAAACTGTCTTGTTCAAAAATTTCGCCCATTGCAGTATCAGCATCGGCACAGTTTAAATCTTCAGGCGTATATCCAAACACCTGTAAAATTTTGCATTTTGTTTCTTCTGTTGTCATTTTATTTAGGTTTTAAGGTTTGGAATAACTGATACCTCCCACAGGTATCGGTCAGGGTCTTTATTAGCGGTCCAAATCCGTTGGAACGGGATAGCACATACTCGCAAGCATCCCCCTTGGCCCGGACCTCAATCACCTTCCAAGGGCGGTCGTTGGTGCAAGCGGTGAGCAGGAGCAGCAGTAGCAGTCGGGCCATGGAACAAATCTACACAACTATTCCACACTTGCAACCGCTCTTTGAAAATCCTCCACGCTTCGGATTACCTCGTATCGGTAGCCTGCCTCTTGGACGACTCCCTGCCACCACTTCTGCGAGAGGGACTGCTTGCCTTTCTCGGCTTTGAACTCCAAGAAGATAGCCCCTTTGTCCGAGAGGTAGGTCATGTCGGCCACTCCAGCGGTCAGGCCGATGCCTTTGAGAAAATGACCGTTGGTTCGGCTTCGTGGGTTGTTGAGGTTCAGGAACAACCGCCCTTCTTCGTGGGGCTTCAAGAGTTTGAACAACTTGACGCAGGCGGCTTGGAGAGTGTATTCGGGGGTCATAGCGGATATTCGTTGGCTTTGGTGTAAGGCAGTTGGCATTGGACTTGTGCGATTCCAAGGCTGCCATTCCTGTTCTTTCGGAAGATGACCTCCATAAGGTCCTGCTCTGCGTTCTTGTCGTGTTCGTAGGGACGATAAACAAAAGCGATTTTGTCGGCATCGAACTCCAGTTGCCCCGTTTCCCGAAGGTCGGACATGATAGGACGATGGTCGGACCTGCCTTCCGTTGCCCGTGATAGCGAAGAAACCACGACCCCGAACACCTTCTGCCTCTTGCAGATTGCTTTGAGTTGCTTGGAAATGTTGGTCATCTGCTCGATCTTGGGCTTGGGCTTATCAATCTTCGCAGGTTCTACGAGTTGCAGGTAGTCAAGGTAGAAACCAACGATTCCGAACTTGGCCTTGAGTTTAGCGATTTCGCCCTCGATGCGGTCAAGGTTTGCTTGGTGCAGGTCCACGATATACAGTGGCTTGCCTTTGAGTTGGTCGGCTTTTTGTGCCAAGCTCAGGAACTGCTCCGTGCTGATTCGCTCATCGGGCTTTAGGAATGCTGCCCCGTCCATCGTTCCGAGGTTCGAAAGCATCCGCTGGGTCAGTTGGTCTGCTGACATCTCCATGGTAAAGAAAACGACGGGAATATCGGCCATGGCTTGGTTCATCGCTATTTGGAGAGCGAGCAGGGTCTTACCCATTGCGGGCCTACCACCTACGAGGATGAACTCGGACGGCTTGAACCCGGTGCAGATGTTGTCGAGCGGGCGGATAAAGGTCGGGTAGATTTGGTCCTTGCGTCTGCCTTCCCGGACCTCGTTCATGTTGGCGAGGAAGTCCTTTGCGAGTTCGTGAGCAGATGATTCGGAGGCATTGGACTCAACGGCTTGGATGGATTGATAGCGTTGGAACGCTTTGGGTATGTCCCTGTCGTGAGCCAGTTCCTCCATAATTTTTGCTTCCTCCCTCTCCTTCCAAAGGTCGTGGAGGTCGGATGCGTAGGTCTTCCAGTTGCTGACCATCCCTGCTTCGGGGTCGATGCCTTCGAGCAGGACATGGGCTTGGCCTTGGTCTGCAAGGTACTTGTAGACGGTTACGATGTCAATCTCTCGCTCTGCTTTGTGAAGGGATTCGATGGCCCGGTACAGGAGGACGTTGTTGCCCGTGAATAGGCGTTCCGGGATTTGGGTTAGGAGGACGGTTCGGTTCACGAACTTGTCCATTAGGCAGCCGAGTAACTTTCGTTCAGCGGACAACTGGTAAGGGTTCATCATCGGAGGTTAGGTTTGAGTATGCGAAGTTAGGTGTTCGTTGGATGGCTTGATCTTCCCATCGCTTGCCGTTGAGGTAGGTGGAAGGATGCGGAACGAATTGTGCAGGGGTTTCGGAGTAGAGGCGTTGAATGTTGCTGACTGCCAGTTCTTGCTCGGTCTTGGTTAGGCGTAGGAAGGAACGCTTGGCTCTTGCCTTGTCAGTCTTGCGTGGGAATGTTGTCCAAAATTGGTCAAACCTCTGGTCATTCTCATTCTCCTTTCCATTGTCCTTTTCATTCTCCTTTTCATTTACATTCTCATTATCATTTCCATTATCATTATACATTAGGTTAGCCGATGGTTCGGGTATGGTTAGGTCTTGGTTAGCCTTTGGTTTCCCACCACGCAAACCTGCTTCGTATTTACGCTGATTAGCAGCGATTTGCGGTTTTATGGCCTCCCATACTGCTTGTGAGTAACGTGTAAGTTCAGGTTCAACTTGGTCGAGTGCGTACGCAATTATTGCGTGATAGACCTCCAGTTGCTCACTTGCTTCGAGGTGCTGGATGCTGCGTTGGAACGAGCGGTAAAAGACGAATGAATCTCTCATATTGGTAAAAAAAAACCCCGACTGATTGC